ACCTGTCGGCATACGTCGGCCGCCCGTATGTCTCGGCTGTCGCTGAGACGGACGAAAACCAAGGGCACAACCTGCTGCGCAACGGCACGTTCACGCTGCCGACGACCAGCAACCCGAACGAACCGCTGTTCTGGTATCCGAACCTGAACACCGGCGTGACCGCCGCGATTCAGCCGGCGCAAGCCCCGGTGTTCTCGAGCAACTGGCTCGAGGCGAGCGAAACCACGCCGGGCTGGACGTACAGCCTGAACGTGCAGGAAGGCCGCTATGCGCTGTACGGCGCAGGCGTGAACCAGAGCGCCGACTCGTTCGAAGCGGGCGATGTGCTCGTGCTGACGGGCCGCGTGTCCATCGAGGAACTCTCGGGCGTGCCGGTCGATGGCGTGCTCGGTGACGGCATGACCATCTCTGTCTCGTTCGACGGCTCGGCAACCGCCTGCCCGCTGAACTCGATGCAGAACACCGGCGACTTCCTGTTCTCGCAGGAAATCGTTGTGCCGGTCGGCGCGGGCCAGTTGACGCTGACGGCCTACGTGCAGGACAAGGCGAAGTACACGTTCAACAACTTCACGTTGTGGAACAAGACGAAATCGCTGGCAATCTGGACGCCGGGCCAAGCTGCCTAAGTCTTTGCTGCTGTCGATGTGAGAAAGGGCCCGCCTCGTGCGGGCCTTTTTGCGAGCGGATTCTTTCAACCCTCTCCGAGCCGCAAGAAATGTTTTTGCTGCTCTCCTAAACAGATAGCCATACAGGAAAACGCCGGGCGCCGCGCCGCGCGCCGCCGCGACAATGAGGCAACCCCTCATCCTTCCGGCTATAGCAATGGGAACAAGTCTCGAATCTCGAAAGTGGCAACCCGCGATGCTCGCGGACGTGGACGCGGCAATCGCCGAGGCCGGCACCGGTAACACTGGCGGCGCGATTACGGTGCGCTCAGTGCTCTCGTATGCGGGCGTGGTTGCTGATGGCGTCAACGATGACACCGTGGGCTTGCAGGCCGCGCTCGATGACGTGATCGGCAATCCGGGTAAGGGCCTGTTCTGGCCTGACGCCAACTACTCGCTCACCGCCGCGCTGCTATTTGGCCGCGATGACGAGAAAGATATCGTCGGCGTGCATATGTACGGCGAGTCTCGAGGCGGCGCGATCATCACGCAGAAGGCAAACAACACGCCGATTTTCAGCGTGAAAGGGCGCTTTATCCACTCGTGCCTGATCGAGAAATTCACGTTCCAATACGCAAACATGCAGACCGGCTCCACGGCGAGCGCGGTGTTTTACTGCGATATGGACGGTGACGATTCCTCGTTCTACAACAACTCGTTCCGCGATATCAACGCGAACAATTTCTACTATTTCATGAATGCCCCGCTAACCTTGTGGTGGGGCAACCACTATGAGGAATGCTGGTTCGGCGACTTCGCGGGCGGCGTGAACACCATTAAGCGCGCCGCCGGTGAGCCCAATTGCCGGTTCTCGCGGCTCTATATCTCGTGCCAGTCGGCGGTTGAAACGCTGTTCGTTCACGAGGCCATGACCGCCCAGTACGACAACATCGAAGTCAATTCGGCAAACAAGGGCGTCGGGATGCTTTACGACGGCTCGTCGGGAACGCACGTGATCGGCCACTGGGCGCTCGAGGGCGCTTACTACGCGCAGGACAAGAAGCTGTTCGAAGTGCCTAACGGCGTGCTGCTTGCGGACTACATTTATACGGAAACGCTGCACGTCGAAACCGGCGTGACGGCGACGATTTTCTCGTGCGAGGGCGCCCGCTCTTTCATGGATATCAAGTTCTTTTCGATTCGCGGTATTGATGACGCCAACACCGGCACGATATGGGTTGCGCAGTGCGGCGGGCCACGCAAAATCCGGTTCCGCGAGTGCATCGTGCCGTGGGCGACGAACGTGATCCTCACCGATTGCGGCGCGAGCGATGCGGCCGAGTACGTCACGGTGGATAGCTGGAACGATTTGGGCCGCACGCAGTACGCGGCCGATGCGAACCTGACGCTCTCGCACGACTCGCCGGCGACCATTCTGTTTGAGGCCATTACGGCCGCCGCGCGCACGGTCACGCTGCCGCAGGGCGGCAATGTGAAGGGCACGCAACTATTCACCGGGCGGCGCTTTCGGATCATCAAAAACAACTCGAGCACGAGCACGACCGCGAACCTTGCGATCACGGTCAAGAGCGCCGAGGGCGCCACGCTCGGCACGCTCGCGGCCGGCAAGCGAACCGTGATCGAAGTGGTTTGGCACCGCAACGGCGGCTCCACGCCGGGCGGTTGGAGTGTGGTTGACCTGCACACGTTCTGACGCACGCCGCGCAAAGAGAAAGGCCCACAAACGTGGGCCTTTTTTCCATCTTTACACCATGCGTAAAGCCGTCAATCGACAAATGCGCCGAATTCAAGCTCTTTCATGCCGACGATAACCGGGCTCGGCACGTCTGGATCATCGCCTTTGCACGCGCCTATTTCGGTGCCCGCCGGCTCGACAATCCAAGGCGTTATCCACGCCCAAAACTTGTCGATCACGCCGTCGTAATCCTTCACGTCGGTACACACGCGCAAGCGGCCGTCGGTGAAAAACCAAGGGCCTTTCTCGCCAAGGCATTCGTCCTCGGGGTTCCCCATGAACGCATACCGCTGATCAGTGAGATACGCCTCGCCCTCGGGCGTTCGCGCCCGCTCGAGCGTGAACGCCGGCGGGTATGTGCCGTTGTCCCAATCGCTCCACGCGCGCACATTCACAAGCTGATTGAGCGCGTCCTTAAACGACTCGGGCGCCTCGTCTTTAATGTGGCAGTCGATGCGAAATTTCGTGTAGTAGCCCATGCGTCGATTCTCTGTGTTGGGGGTGGTGCGCTCCCTGTTCGCGCCGCTCGAGAAAGAGGCGGGAGCGCACCGGTACTGCTCTGTTACGCGATAGTGACGCCGCCGCCAGTTCGCGCCGCCGCCTCGATGAATGCGCGAACCTGTCTCAACTGCTCCTCGTCGCCTACCTCGCCACGCCGCGCGCAATACTCCGCGAATGCGCTTGGCTCGCGCGGCGCATCCGTATCAAGGGCGCTCAGTTCGATGGCGGAAAGCCCCTCCTCTGCATCATCGGGCCAATGCGCTACGCCGGGCAGTCGGCGCGCAAGGTTGATGACGATCCATCCCGCGAGGCTGTCTGTCAGTTCGATGCGCGGCTCGTTCGTTGCCCAAATGTGCTGACTCATGCGAGCGGCCCGCGCGCCGCCGCCTGCACGACGGCGGCCGTCTGAATGCGCGCCAACATCGCGGGCGCCTTGTCCCATGAATGGTTGCCGGTGCAATGCACATGCACGAACGAATGCGCCGCCGCCGCATAGTCCTCGAGCGTGCCGAACTCGGGGTTGCCACCATCGAGGCCCATTTGCAGGAGTAGCAGGGCGGTCAACAGGTTTGGATCGTCGCTTTTTGTGCTCATGCGAAAGGCGCTCCCTTAATGACGCGGCCGGGCACAAGCTCCACGATCCGCGCGGCGTGGCGCACGACATACTCGCGCTGGCGCTCATTCATATCCGCGACAATGCGCGCCGTGGTGATCGGCGGGCACTCGTAGGTTGTCGCCCATGCGAGCGGCGCGATATCCGGGCGCGCGCCGCTGTATGCGAGCGGGCTCACGCTGTAGTCGTGCTGCGTGAAAGGCGCGGCCGGGTGCGCGGTTTCCCACTCCTTATCTCTCACCCAGTACACATTCCATTCCGCGTCAGACGCGCTCTGAGCCGGCTGTTGCAATCTCGTGGCGCCATAGTCGCGGCATTGCTGCACGAACGCGTTGGCGGCCTCCTCGGACGCGAATGCGCGCACCGGATAGCTGCCCTCGTACATCGTGTCGGCGTACACAAGGAAAATCTGCGTCTGTTCGCTCACGCCCGCTCCTTTGTGAACCGCTCAGTGAGAAACGCCGCCGCATCCAACTGCGAACAAGCATTCCCGTCAACGGACCAACGCTTTGCGCCCGCGCCGTCTTTCTTAACCTTCAGCGTGTGCCCGGCGATCATTGACACGGCGATTCCGTGCGGGTTCTGATCGCATCCGTCGCGCATGGCTTTCAGGGCCGCAGCAACGCGGGCTTTCGTTTCTTCGCTCACTCGTCTCTCCACGTCGCGCCGCACCGGGCGCACACATACCACTCATCCCATTCGAAAATCACGAGGCCGCCGCACCGCGCGCACATTACGCGGCCTCGCTCTCGGCTCGAAACCCGCACCAATTGCACTGCGTACAACCTTCAGGATGCACGCATGGTTCCGTGCGCTCGATCCTCCGACCGAAAATCCCGCGCTTGGCGCTCGCCTCGCGCACGAGACGATCACCGTAGCCCGCCATGTACTCGGCGAGTGTTCTGCCCGGCAACCCGAGCAGGCCGCGACCGTCGGCGGCGCGGCGCGCGTTCTCTTGCAAGATCGGCGCGATGCGCTTCTCGTAAGCGGTGAGCGCGGGCCTCACTCCTTCGTCAATGTCGCACGAGTCCTCGGGGCACACGACACCATCGCGCGCCGCCGCCGCGCAGATATCGCCAAAGCCGTAGGCGCCGGGCGCCTGACAGTGACGCGCCGTGCGCTCGGGCGCGGGCGTGATGACGGCGTTCGCGAGCACGAACGAGGCGAGCGCGGCGAGGCGCGCTCGCTCATCGGGCGTCACGGTGATGCGCTTCTGATGCACGAACTCATCAACGAGCAGGGCGGTTGCATCGAGGCTCATGCGTGCTCCGCATCGCTGAGAATGGCGCGGATCGGCGCCGCGTAACGCTCGATCAAACTATCAGCCGCGACGCGTAACGCTGCTATCTGATCGTCAGTGAAGCGGCGGGGCGGTTGCTTGTCGCTCGCATTGGCGAGTTCTTTCTCTGTGGACTGTGCGAGAGGTGCGGCATAGACGGGCACCGTCCATTCGTCTTCGCTTTTCGGATAGACAAGTGCGGGGTGCTTCTCGTCCATCCCGTCCAGATGGCGCCGCGACGCATATCCAATAGGCTCTTGCTTGTCGCTCGGATTGGGCGCCTCGCCCTCGTCGCGCGCCCGGTCATACCAATACCCCGCGCCCGGATTGGCCGCGACGTGCTCAGGCAAGGGCGAATGCTTCGGCTTGGCGGCCTGCTTGGCGCGAATCTGCTCTACCTTCGTCCACACGCGCGCGAGTTCCGTCTCGCCGGCCGCGTGCATATCGAGCGCGTTGGCAAGGCATAGCGCCGCGAGCGTCACCATCGTGCCGCCCACTTCCTGATTCGGCTCGCCAACGGGCCGATTCCAGACGTAATCGACAAGCTGATGCGCCTCATGCGCGCTCATGCCGAGCGATTGCACAAGCTCGCCGGCCTCCTCGAAAAAGCGGTGATTGCGCTCCTCTCTGTCGCCCGCGATCATCGCGCCAAAGCAGGCCATAAGCCAAGGCTGTACGCGCGCCTGAAAGGGCGTAGCGAGCGCGGCAAGAGCCGGGATAGCCGCGTCGATGCGATCCCGTTGCGCGCGCACGTCCACGTCACGCGATCCGACCGCGCCGAACTCGGGGCGAATCTCTTGCAACAGGGCGATGAGTTCCGCGATGGTAGCGGGCGGTGGGGCCTCACGCGCGGGCGCGTGCTCGAGCACGTACCGCGTGAACTCAGGCCACCACTCGATTGAAAAGGACTCGAGCCCGGCCGCGCTGCAATGCGCGAGCGCGGCGCTGTTCAAGTTGCGGATAGCGTCTGTGTTCATGCTGCTTTTCCTTCCGACGGTGAGAGATAAAGCACGTCACCGTCTCGCAACTTCGCGCGATCCAAGACGACGAACTCAAAAAAGACTTGGCCCTTGGAGTACGGCCGATCAGAGACGTACTCTTGCGCGCGCACGGCCGGCACGAGCGCGCGCGCCTTGGCGGCCTCTTTCTCGGTGCGCTCGATGTGCTCGGCGCGATCCGCCTCGATGCAGTTGCGCGCGACGCGAAAGATTTTCGGCGCGTGCCATGACGGATCAGAAATGACGCAATCGCGCGGATAGTTGCGCGCGAACCACTCGACAAAATCGGCGGGCGCGGGCGCACCATTGTTTGCCTGCAACTCGGCGAGCATGTATTGCACGGCGTTCTCGGCCGCTCGGCGCACGTCCTCCGATGAGTCTCGATAGATGGCGAGGGTTGCGTCACGCGCCGCCACAATCTGCTCCATGCTGCGAAGTTCGCTCATCCGAGCCTCCGACCTTCAATGCGCGAGCGCAGGGCGTAGAGCGGAAACGTTAGGGCGATGAGCACGCGCAGGGCAACGAACGCCACCGGGTAGGCGGCGCGTTTCAGGCCGCCGGCTTCCTGCCAGTTGCGCATTGCGAGAAACGGGATAGCGGCATAAGCCGCGCCCATAAGGATGCCGATTGCGATTGCGTCGATCACGCGGATATAGAGCGGTTTCTTGAAGATAATCATGGGTGAGTCCTCGGTTATTTATTGTTCGTGTCACGCCGCGCTATTCAACGCGCGGTCATATTCCCCATTCTCACGCGCCCAACCACGCGCGCACGCAACGATCACAACGGCAAGCGAGCAACCAATCAACACGCCGACAAACAGGCCAGCTACGAACATGGTGTTTCCTTACAAGACGAAAATACTAAGTTTGATGCGTGTTGTGCTCAAGCAAATGCGCGTTTTCCTAATCGTATGCGTGTGGTAGCGAACGCTTACATACCACAAATAGGGAAGGGCGCTCGCCCTCTCGAAAGAGGGCGATTCGACTACCTCATGAGCGCATTAGCCTCGGCAGACAAAGCCGCCGCCGCCGTGGTGCCCGGAGATCAACACGATCAGGCCGCCCGCGCCGACGGCCACCGCCGGCACGCTAAAGATCGTGACGATGCTTACGGATGCGAGAAACGCCTTCAACGCCAACAGCATTGCGGACCTCCTTTGAGGTTGTGTGAAAAACCGGGCTCGGGGCGCGCGGCTTACTTGTCCGCGTGCCATGCAGCGCACGTCTGCGACACGCGCTCGGCGAGCGTGGCCGATGTGCCGTAGAACATGCGGAACTCGCCGATGCCGAGCATTCCGGCCGCATACATCACGGCGATACACGCGCCGTAGATCGCGAACAGGGTTTTCAGAAAGCGCAGCATCGCGGCGAACTCCTTTGTGGACGGGGCTTAGATCGCGGCGAAGCGGCCGATTGCCTGCACGGCGGGCGTCTCGCGCGCAGCGTTCGGATACTGCTCGATGGCGAAGGCGGCGAACGCGGTGAGCACGGCCGCGCTCGGATAGAGCAGCGCGTGCGGGCCGAACATATCGCGCACGGCCTCCTGTGCGGCTTCCTCGGTGTACGCGATGGCGGCGCGCGCGGCGGGCGTGACGGCGGCGTTTTTGATGGCGGCCCAACGAGCGCGCTCATCGTTGCGAGCGGCGTTGCGGCGGGCGATCAGGGCGACGATGACGGATGCGATTTTTTTCATTTTGCTAGTCCTCAATGATTGGTCTGGATCGGGGTTTCGCGTCGCGCCGCCGGTGACTTGTTCCGGCCTCGCTGCGTTGCTGCTGTGTTCATAATGTATGCGCTCACGTTTTGAAACGCAAGTATTTTTATTGAAATCTGAATATCCGTGTAGGAAAACGCACACAAGTATCACTGACGGCGGGCCGTAAGCTGTTTCTCACATGGGTGAGCCATAGACCGCAGCGCGAAGTCCGCAAAGCAAAGCAACACCGCGCGGATAGTCGGATTCGCGCACCTTTCCGCCTTCCCGGCGAGTTTTCCTAATCGGTTGCTAATTCGCTTTATGTCAACTGATTAGGAGAACTAACGGCGCAACCCCAACCGATCACGCCTCACAGACCAATGACAACACCGACTTTCAACCTCGAATTCGATCAGGGCGTGCCGCGCGAGTTTGCCGTGTCCGACTGGGCCGATAAGAGCGGCCGGTATTACGACACGTCCGACACGACCGGGCACCTCGTGGTGCGCGACAAGATCGGCGGCGCGCTGCTGTTCGAACTCACGAGCGCGGCCGGCGAGATTCAGACCTACGCGCGCCAGATCGTGAGCCTTTTCTCGGCCGAGAACATCGCCAAGCTCGCGCCGCTCGCAGGCGCGCGCCCTATCACCGGCTCCCCTTCCTCCGCTCCGCAATACAAGGCGGGCGTCTATGAACTTCGCATCACCAACGAGGCGGGCATTCCTGTTCCCGTCGTGCGCGGTGACGTGCTCATTACTCTCGGAGTCGCAGTATGAGCCTGACCGGAAACCCGGCCATTGATAACGGCGTGGTTGTCACGACCGACACGCAAAGCATCGTTGTCGTCACACGCCCGCCCGGCGGCGCGTATGGAAAGGACGGCCGCGACGGCCTCGACGGTGAGGACGGCGACAAAGGCCCTGTTGGCGATAAAGGCCCGACTGGCGACAAAGGCCCGGTTGGCGACAAGGGGCCCACTGGCGACCAAGGCCCGCGCGGCAATCAAGGCAATCAAGGCGACCAAGGCGTACCGGGCTTGCAAGGGCCTATCGGTGATCGCGGCCCGGAAGGCGACAAAGGCCCGCGCGGCGATATGGGCCCGCAGGGCGACAAGGGCATCCAAGGCGACAAGGGGCCGATTGGCGATCAGGGGCCAATCGGTGAGCGCGGCCCGCGCGGCGATCAGGGGCCCGTAGGCGAGCAAGGCCCTATCGGCGAGCAAGGCCCGGTTGGCGTCGAAGGCCCGCCCGGCACCGTTCCCGGCCCGCAGGGTGACAAGGGGCCGACGGGCGATCAGGGCCCGGTGGGCGAGCAAGGGCCTGTCGGCGATCAGGGCCCGGTGGGCGACAAAGGACCGACGGGCGACAAGGGCCCGCGCGGTGACACCGGCTTGGTGGGCGATAAGGGCCCAACCGGTGACAAGGGCATGACCGGCGACCAAGGCCCGCGCGGCGATCAGGGCTTCAAGGGCGAAACCGGCGACAAGGGCCCAATGGGTGACAAGGGCTTGCAAGGCGATAAGGGCTTGCCGGGCGACCAAGGCATTCAGGGGATTCCCGGCGACAAGGGCGCGACTGGCGACAAGGGCTTGCAGGGCGATAAGGGCCTGCCCGGCGACAAAGGCGAAACGGGCGACAAGGGGCCGCTCGGCGATAAAGGACCGACGGGCGATCAGGGCGCGACCGGCGAACCCGGCCCGGCGGGCACTGTGCCCGGCCCGACCGGTGACAAGGGCCCGACCGGCGATAAAGGTCCGACGGGCGACAAAGGGCCGACTGGCGATCAGGGCCCGCAAGGCTTGCCCGGCGACAAGGGCGCGACCGGTGATCGCGGCCCGCAGGGCTATCCGGGCCTGACGGGCGACAAGGGCGCAACCGGCGATCAGGGCCCGCGTGGTGAGCAGGGTTTTAGGGGCGAGGACGGCGCCAAAGGCTTGCAGGGCGATCAAGGCTTGCCCGGCGTGCAGGGTGATCGCGGCGTGCAGGGTGCACCGGGCGACAAGGGCCCAACGGGTGATCCGGGCGACAAGGGGCCGACTGGCGACAAGGGCGCGACGGGCGACAAGGGGCCAACCGGCGATCAGGGCTTGCAGGGGCCCAATGGCAATCAGGGCGAACTCGGCGACAAGGGCCCGACGGGCGATAAGGGGCCCACTGGGGACAAGGGCCCGACGGGTGACGCCGGTGCGGACGGTGCGGACGGCAAACCCGGTGCAGACGGCTTGCAAGGCGCGACCGGCGACAAGGGCCCGCAGGGCGATAAGGGCTTGCCCGGTGACAAGGGCTTGGCTGGCGATCAAGGCTTGAAAGGCGTCCAAGGCGACAAGGGGCTCACCGGCGACAAGGGCCCGACGGGGGATGCCGGCGCCAAAGGCGCGGACGGCCTGCCGGGCGACAAGGGCCCGACGGGTGACAAAGGCCCAACGGGTGATAAAGGCCCGACCGGTGACAAGGGCGCCAAGGGTGACACCGGCGATGTGTCGCTGCGCTCGATTTACAAGGCGCGGCGCCGCGTTGTCGTGTTCGGCGATTCGATCACGGCAAACAATTCCAACAAGAATCCGAACTCGGGCTTGTGGGAACTCGGCGGCGGCTATGCCGAGTCATCGGTGATGAAGGCGGGCCCGCGTTATACGCTCATCGCGAACGCGGGCGTAGGCGGCGAGGACACGACCGCGATGCGCGCGCGCCTGCAAACGGACGTGCTCGCCTATAAGCCGCACGTTGTGTTGCTGATGGCCGGTACGAATAACTTCAAAGTGGACGCGGACACCACGCAGATCGCGACCGCGATGAATGACCTCGAGTACATGGTGGCAACCATGCTCGATGCGGGCGTGATGCCGGTGCTTGTCACGCCGCCGGTGAAATCGAAAACCGATCCGGGTACGGGCAAAGCCATTGACGGCGCGGACGTGACACGCATCGCGATCCCCTTCTACTATCGGCTCGCGGATTACTACGGCGTGCCGCTCGTGGACGCGTTCAAGGTGACGGCCGATGCGCTGACGGGTGAATACAAGGCGGGTTGGTCTAACGATGGCGTGCATCCGAGCCGCGTAGGCATCGAGGCGCTTTCGGACTACGTGGCGAGCGCCTTGCGCGACCTGAGCGCGTGGAGTGCGGGCCCATATCTCGCGGCCGTGTCCGAGGCGGGCGTGGGCGCCGTGGCGAACATACTGCCTAACGGTTCGTTTGCGAACTACGCGCAAAACGGCCTCGACACGATTCCGTACTCGTGGGGCACCAACATGACCGGCGCCACCTCGGATTGCTCGAGCCCGGCCAAGCTGCCGTTCACCGGGCAAAACTGGGTGTATCGGCGCACCGACGTGGGCACCGTGTATCCGCTTTACGGCGACGATATCACCGGCTTTGCGGCCGGCGACGTGATGCAGTTTAGCGGGCGTGTGATCGCGGCGAACATGCCGAGCCCGGCGGAAGGCTTCACGATTTTTGTGGACTTTCAGAACGGCTCAATCGGGGACGCGCGGCCGATCAACCAGCAACAGAACAATGGCGACTTCTCTTTCTCGCAGGAATTCACGATCCCGGCGGGCGCAACGAAGTTCAACATCACGTTCTTTTCGCAGGACAAGGCCGCATACCAGTTCAACAACTGGACGCTCATCAATCAGTCGGCGCTTGACCGTATCTGGAAACCGGGCGTGCAGGTGATTACGCCGGCGTAACGAGAAAGGGCCCCAAAACTGGGGCCCTTTTTTCAACCGTTTTCCTCAATCCACTGCTGCGTCCACGTCATTGCGCGCGTGACCGCCTCGGGCTCTGTGTCGTAATCGCCCAAGTCCGAGAACGTGAGCGCGTCGCCCTGATCGTCGCCGTCCTCGGTAGGATGCCGCTCGGCATACGAGTTCGCGCGCCACTTCTGCCCGATGCGCTCGCAACGCGGCTCGATGACCCATGATCGCGTCTCGCCGTGCCGCACCTTAAACGGATCGGGCTCGGCCACGGACTCCTCGCGCGGCGGCGCGTCGTTTGCTGCCAACGTGCGAAAGTAGTTCGTATCGTCGATGTTGGGCTTGTTCATGCGGCCACCTCCTTGCGCGGGCGCCCGCCCTTCGCGCCGTTTTTGCGCGCCGCTGCCGCCTTCAGTTCCGAGCGCGCCTCGCCGCCCATTTTGGCGAGGTTTTTCATCCAAACCTTGGAGCCATAGACGCCCTCGAAAAACGCCGGCGCATACACGTCCGCATTGATGGCCGGGAAGTGCAGGCCCCAACCCGCCGGGCTAATCTCGATTGCTTTCAACTCGGCGGGTTTCGCTTCGGCCAAGCCCTGAATCAGATGCGTTGGCACCGCGATGCGCACGCCGTTGTCAAACTCCACCTCGAGGCTTTCGCGCGACGCGACATAACGCGCCGCGACCGCGCACGGACCAACGTGCTCGCCGCGCACGCGTGCCGCTGCAATTTGAGCGTCAGTAATTTCCATGTTTATGCCTCCATTCGATGCAAAGCGCCGTAAGGTGCGGCTCGATCAAGCGCGCCGCGCGGCGAATCTCGCTGTTCGTGACCTTGCCCTTAACCTCGCGCAACTCGAGCGGCCCGTCCGGGCAATTCAAGATGAGAACCAATTCATAGCCCGGCCCTCTCACGTGAATGTGCGCCGGCCGGTGATCGTTCGGATAGATATGGACGTTGAGGTTGCCGACGTTGAGGACGTTTGCCATAGCCTGATAATAACCTATCCGGTTGGGTTTTTCAGAACAAGCCCATTTGAGGCGTCTCGACGGCCGGCGGCGGCGCTTTCGGCTTGGGCGTGCTCATGCGCTCGCCTGCCACGCCGACGGGCGCCGGGCCCATGCCGAGCGGCGGCGCCGCGACGATATCGCCGCTCACCGTGACGTTGCCACTAATGACGATGACGCCCGACGCGCGGGCCGCCTTTCCGGGCCGGTACACGGTGGCATCGGGCGAGGTATAGACCAGCTCGAAAAGCGCCTCAATCGCCTCCCATGCGGTCGGATAGGCATTCCTTACGCCCGGCACGAAAAACCCGGTGTTATGCGGCACCGTCGAATTGAACGGGATGCCAAGCCGGTTTGCGAGCACGCGCATATGGCGCTCTACTTCGTCCTCGGATTCCGGCGGCGCCTGATCGACCCACGGCGCGGGCTTCGGCCGCTTCCATTGCAGCAAGTCTTTCGCCGCGTCCGCGTTGAGCCATGCGGCCGTCTTGCCGTCGATCACGCACTTCGAGCCGCGCGTGCGCTGCGTAAGCACGTATCCCGTCAACTCATAGCCCGCGCGTGTGATCGCGCGTTGCGCTATGTCCTCGGCGGCCACGAGCGCGTCATTGAGCGGCACCGGCGGCGTGACGGGCAACGGCGGCGTGTCCTCGGGCGCCGGCTCATCGCGCTTGCCGGGTTCGTGCTCGGGCTCCTCGCGCAATATCTCGAGCGCGGCGTGCCAGTTCGAATCGCTCACGCTGGCACCTCCTCGCTCATCAACGCCCTCGCCTCCTCGGCGCCCTGCTCGGTGAGCGTGTACACGTAGTACGTGAGCGAGGCGCCGCGCGGCGTGTGCAACTGGCGCTCGAGCAGACCGCGCTCGGCAAGCTCGCCCAAGTCGGAATTTAGTTGCTTGGCGCGCGGCCCGCCCTGATACGCGATGAGCGGCGCACCGGTGGCGTCGCAATAGTCGCGCTCGAGTTGCTTATTGCGCGTGGAAATGATGCCGTACCGCCCTGACTGGATGACCGGCAAAAGCCATTCGATGCGCTCGCGCAGGCCCGCGCGACCGTTCCCGCTTCGTTTGATCCTCATGCTGCTACCCGCAATGAATGTGATTGGGCGATGAGCCGCGCGCGCGCCGCCGCCTGCATGGCCTCGAGTGCAAGCGCGCCGCCAAACGACGGCCGCGCCGAGCCATAGAGCGCGCGCCGCTCGCCGGGCACCTGATACGCCGAGCACGGCACGCCGCGATGCACGCCGCCGGGCACCTCCTCGAGCAAGCCCTCAGTCACCATCACCGGCAAGAGCGCAAGCGTTCGGTTGTATGGAAGGCCCGCATTGTTCGCGAGCGTGCGTGTGCGTTGCGGGCCGTGCGCTTTTAGGTGCGCGCGGACGCGCTCGCGCAATTCATCGTCGGTACAAAGTCTTTTCATGGTGCTCACCACGTAAAGGGACGGAAAACGGATTCGCGTCATCCGAGCCGCGAAGCTCGAGATACGCAAGGCTATCGGTGCAGATATGGGCGTCATCAATCGAGCACGTCTCATCAAAGCTCGCATCGAGCGCCCATTGCTCGATTGCGGCGATGCCAAGGTTGCAGGCCGCCGCAATCGCCAGTACAGGGACAATCACTTTCACGAGCGCGCCGCGTCCGTGTCGCGCCGGCGGTAAAGCGGCGCATAGCGGTTGATGAGAAAAGGCCCCGTCGGCACGCACGGTTGCGAGCCGAGCATGATGCGCTCGCAATCCCGGTTCTCTAGCTGCCCGAGCCTCATGCCGATTTTCACGGCCTGCTCGCGCGACACTTCCAGACCGGGCAACACCTCATCGAGCACCGCGAGAATGTTCTCGGGGTTCGGCCACGGCCGCATCACAAGATCGTGCAAGAGCAGATACACGCGCTCGCCCTCCTGCACGCGCTCCACGGCCGCCTCATCGCGCGCAACCACTTCCATCTGTTCGCTCATCGTTGTTTTCCTCATTGCAGCGCACTTATATCGTATGCGCTCACGTTATGGATTGCAAGCAATATGCCAATAACGGCATCCCGGTTGGCTTTATTGATACTTGCGTTTCGAGGGGGTTACTTCAGAAGGCGCTCTTTGCGCGCCTTGCGCCACGCCCGGTAGCGCGGATCGCGGGCGATGGACGATTCCGCCACACCCATTTGCTTGGCCGCCGCGTAGGCCGTTTTTACCTTGCCGGAAATGACTAGATCAACGGCCTCCTTCACTTCTGCCGATTTTCGTGCGGGCATCGTTTTTATTCCTTTCGTTGCAAACCGGTTTTTGGGTATCACCGACTCTCAACTGCATTAGAACAGACGCATTTGTTTCGTTGTGCCGCCACCTTCAACGGCGACCGGCTCCCGCGTCTCAACTGTCGGTGCGCTTTCCCCGAATAGCCGCTGCTGTCCGATGGCCTCGAGTTCGTCAGTCGTAAGCACCTCGCTCACCGAGCAACACTCCACGGCAAGGTTGCGCCTCGGGTGCATGGTGCCGCACTTTCGGCAGACGAATTTAAGGCCGATGGTCATTTGTATTTCGATTGGTTCGGCTAATCAGGTACAGAAATAATAATAGCGTTATGCAAGTAAGCGCAAGCAGAATAGCGAGATATCGCTATTGCACCGCGTAGGAAAACGCCACCTCTGTGACAGAGCGCACGCCCATAGACTCATCGCATGGCAAAAATCTCCGCATCCGACACGCAACGCATGGTCAAGCACTGGCTCGAGACGCCGGTGAATGGCTATCTCGGCTCGTCCTACGGCTCCATCGTTCCCGACCTGCTGCAACAACCGCAGCGTAGCGGCCTCGCTGACGCGGTGCTCAACAAGCTGCGCTCAGACGTGCCGCTTGTGGGCGCGATGGCGGCCGATCAGACCAACCTCTACGCGGTCAACGAAGGGCCCGACAAGACGCGCATTTTCATCGAAGTGGGCGGCACCGCAACCGACTTGGGAGGCGCTTGAAATGGCTTATACGCGCGATGACTTCCTCGCCAAGTTCGCGGCCATAATCACGAACTTTCCGGCGCTGGCGCTCTACTATCAGGCGGGCGACCCGACGCTACTCGCGCCAATGGGCGCGGTGGCAACCATGTTTGGGATGCTCTCGGAGCAACTCGACATTGCGATGCTCGAGCCGTTCTCGAAAACGCGTGACACGACCGTGCTCGCGGACGCGGCCATGAAAGGCATCTTGCCGTTCGCGATCCCGCCCACAATGACGATCACGGCGACCAATCCCGGCACCGTGAGCGTGCCAATCACCGCCGGGCGGCGCCTGCTCGATCAGAACGGGCGCGTGTACACCGCGCAGACCAACGCGACCGTGCCCGCCGGCGGCACCGCCACACTGCTTGTTAAGCAAATGACCACGCGCGCCGAGAGCGCGACCGTCGATCAATCGGCGCCCTTCTACGCGGTGCAGATTCCCGAGAACTCGGACGCCGATCAGTGCGTGAGCGGCGTGTATGTGAGCGTCGATGGCGCGCAGTATTACTACGCGCCCGAGTTCGCCAACGTGGCCGCCGACGATCCCGCGTTCGATATCGTCACCGATGAGCAACGGCGCCTGTTCGTGAAATTCGGTTGGGCGAACACCTTTGGCACGCAACCGGACGCGGGCGCGACCGTCTCGCTGCTCATCGAGGAGACGCTTGGCGCGACCGACCTCGCGACCAACGCGGCATTCACGCTCGAGGCAACCACGACGACCGCCGACCGGGCGCTGACGTTCAAGCTCGCGAGCGTCGTGAATCCCGGCGCCGATCCCGTCGATATCGAGGTGCTACGCCAGTTGGCGACCTACCCGAGCGGCTATGACGGTAGCGCGGTGTATCTCGGCAACTTCGATTTTCTGATCCGCCGCAATCTGCTGAACCTGCGATTCCTGTCCGTCTGGAATGAGCAGGTTGAGGAGAGCGTGCGCGGGCCCAACGTGCAGAACATCAACCGGCAATTTATCGCGGTGCTCTCGGACGGCGCGACTACCGCCGATCAGATCGCGGCGCTGCAAAAGTCGATTCGCAACGTGGTTGCCGCCGCCGACGATTCGTACTGGGTGAAATTTGTTGATGCGGTGGAAACCCCGCTGCCCCTCACGATCAATGCGCAAGTGTCCGTCGTGCATGACACCGGCGACGTGGAGGCGCAGATTCGCGCGCAGGTGCTTGCGCTCTACGGGCGCGACGCGGCGGCCGTGCGCCAAGGCATGATCCGCCTGTCGAACAAGAAAATCACCGACGCGCTCAAAAAGAACATCGTCGCCTTGCAGGATGACGGCTCGGACTTTCAGATCACCCTGCCCGCGCAGACCAATCTGCTGCCCGAGCAGTTCCGCTACGTGTCCGATGCAAGCCTCACGGTGAACGTGACGCAGGCGACGTACAACGATGGTCAGTGGAGCCATTAAGCGATGACAACGGCTCTGCGCGCTATCGACGCGCCCGACCTGCAACCGCTGCGCAATAGCGCGGAATTCGACGCGTTCGAAGCCGAGTTCAAGGCGCTCATCATGCAGGTGTTCAACGACACGCTGCGCCCGCTCGAGCGCCAAGTGAACGTCTCGGGTATGCCGCACCTCGGCAACACCGAACTCATCGAGCGCACGCTGAAAGACTGGGGCCTCGCTATCGTGCGGCGCGATGCGACGCGCACGGCGTTTCTGCTCAAGGCCGCACGCGCGCGCAATCCGAGGCGCGGGCTCATCTTTCTCAAGCAATACCTGCAATCGGTGTGGCCCGGCGTGTGGAAAGTGGAGCCGCTCTGGCATCCGATTGCCACCTCGGCGAACTACCCCGCCGACCGCCGGCCGCTTGCCGATACGGACCTCGGCAACAACTTCGAAGCGGTGTACGACCCGGAAGGCAACGAGGACGTGCCCGATGTGTTCGTGACGGACTGGCAAGGCCGCTCGCAACTCTTTTCGTTCGCGCGCACCAACCTCTTTACGGGCTCTGAATTCCCGTCGGCCACCGCCTACTGGGGCCGCGTCAACTGCACGATTACGCCGAACGCGTCAGTTGCGCCCGATGGCACGAACACGGCCGCGCTTGTCACGCGCACGGCCGCCGGCAACCACTACATCTGGCAGAACTTCAACGATGCCGCGCCGCAGGGCAAGGTGTACGCAATGTCTGTGTGGATGCGCTCGGGCACGCTGACGGGCGATGTGCGCGTGTGGTTGAAGGACTCGGCGGGCCTCACCATCGGCGCGACTTACGCCACGCTCGGGCTCGGGTGGACGCGCGTAACCGTGCTCGCCACGGTGCCGCTCACGGCCGCCTCGGGCTATGTGAACTGCGTGATCGACCCGATAAACGATACGGGCGCGGCCGGCGACACGTTCTACGTTTGGGGCGCGCAACTCGAGCGCGACCGTATCTCGCGCTACATCAAGACTGTCGGCGCGGCGGTGACGACGACGGACTTCACGGTGGACGCGCAAGGCACCGCCACGTTTAACGTGCCCAACGCGCCGCCGCCGGCCGCGCTCACGATGTTTCGCACTGGGCGCGTGCGCGTGACGCTGCCTGTGTCCATCGACAACGGGCTTGGCCTGCTCGAAATCACCAAGGCGTTTCGCTCCACGCTCGCCGCGCGGCTGATGCTCGAGCTACAACTTTCAACCGTGTTCGAAAACCTCGGCGCCGCCGAGGGCGGGCTTGCCGTGGCAAACGGCGCATCGGGCGTGATGCCCTTTATGGCAATCGGCAAACTGACAAGGTAAGCGCAATGGGAATGAAAACCGGCAAGATCAAATACAACGTGCATGAGCGCGGGCGCAAATACCACGGCGCCGAGCGGCAATTCGACACGGCCGCGCTCGCGCGCCTTGTGAACTCGCCGGCGGTGCAAGAGCGCGTGAAAAACCGTGACCTGCACGGCTATTACGGGCACCTGATCCGCATGAAATACGGGATGCGCCCGCCTGAGTGGATCATGGACGGTGGCGAGCAGATTTACATCGAGCCCGCGCTCGTGACGACGTACCTGCACGCCGAGCCCGACGGCACGATCACGCACGAAAGCGAATTCCTCGATACGGTGCCGGGCCAAACGGCCGCGCGGCTCTTTTCGAGCAAGGCCGGCGGCTTCTCCTCGGCAATCAAGGCCGAACCCTCGCGCGCGGGCTCGGTTGCCACGCAGTTCAACGGCTTTGACTACGTGCTCGAGCCCAACTACACGACCAATCGCGGCTACCTGCTCGATGGCGTGATGTTCGACTCGGCCGATGCGCTCGAGCCCGGCATGATCCTCGATTCGGCCATTGCCGAGCAGGCAAGCCAAGCGCGCGCATTCATGGCGATTTTCGACTCGCTGCAAGCGGATCACACCCTTGCCATGCAAACGCTCGAGCGGGTGCGCGAGGAGAACGAGGAAATGCTCTCGATGCTCGCCGCGCGCGGCGGCGATCAGACCGTGATGCTTGACTCGACGGGCCATGCACCGGTGCTCACCGGCGGGCGTGCGACCGCCGATTTTGAGGCGCGCGTGCGCTCGTTCCAGACCGGCGCGCTCACGCCATTCGAGGCGCCGCCCGAGGAAAAGGCGCGCTCGGTCAACGATGACGCGCTCACGCTCGTGCGCCGCAAATTCGGGCTCGCATGATGGACCTGCTCACACCTGTGGAAGTGGGCCTCGGCCAATACCTCGTGCGCTTTTTCAACGCGCTCGTGCCCGATACGCCCTCGATGGAGGAGTACTGCGCGCGCGATGTCAAAAAGGCTATCGTGTGGGCGCCGGGGCGCATCATCGACCAAGTAGAGTTGATGATGAGCGAGTGGCGCAAAAACGATAACACCGGCAAGCCCGGCCTCTCCTCCATGCTGCCTGTCGTGTTCGTGGCCGTGGCGAAAGACTTCACTCCGGTGCTCCCCGAGTTCTCCATTGCCGTCGGCACGGCCGTCGATATCTCATTTCCCGACGATCCATTGCAGCGCGCCTACAAGGCCCGCTCGAGCGCGAACGAGTACCGCGCGCAGATCGTCATTGCGGCGGCTGAGAAGCGCACCGCGCACTCCATCGCGATGCAGTTCAACCTGTGGTGCAACGGCGAGGGCGGCCGGCGCTTTATGCACACGCACGAGTTCGCGGGCCTCTCGCACGAGTTCCCGGCCGTGCTCGAGCAGATCGACTTTGGGGCGGTCAATACGGGCGTCGATCAGAAGAACCTCACGATACTCGTGGGCGATATCACGATCCGCGCGACCGTGCCGCTCTTTCAGGCGCCGCGCAAGGGCGAGCCCAACGACGGCAAGGCCGCGCCGGCGGGCTATGGCGTGATTACCGAAGTCGATACGCTCTCGCGCGAGGGCGCAACGAGCACGACCACGATTGATGACGAGGGCAACATCGAGACGGTGCAACATGGCTGAGACGAAAGCGATCCGCATACAGGCGCGCATCGCGGGCTATTTCGGCCCGGCGGTGAACCTTCTCGCCGCGCTCGATCCCGATACGGGCCTTGTCATCGTCTCGCGCGAGTTGCCACTCACCGAACGCCTCGAGGGCGCGCTATTGACGACCAACGACCCGCGCGCGGACGGGCGCGACCGGCTCTTTTCCGAGGACCGTTTCGAGGACGCAATCCGGCGCTACTACCGGGCGCGCGCTATCGGCACGATCCAACTGCTGCCGCCTGTGCAAAAGCACGATCCGGGCAACCGGATCGAAGCGGACGGCATGAATGAGAGCGGCACGAAGTATCGGCTTGCGTCAGAAATCGGCAACGGCGCCGTTGCGGTGCTCGCGGTGATGGACGCGGCCGGCATGGCGCTCAAAGTGGAGGACGCCGCCGGCATGGCCGGTGAAATCTCGGAAATGTTTTTCAGCATCGGCGGCGAGAGCTACTTGGACGACTAGGAAAACGCGCCGCCGGCGCGCGCAAAGGTGCCTCGAAAATGGGTTGATCCGAACTCGAGGCATCAATGGCTACTCCTGTCCTTAACCCCAAGATCACGACCGCCGGCCTTGCAATCATGCCGGGCACCAACGGCGTTGCGGTCAAGCTCACGCACATCGCAATCGGCACCGGCAAATATGCGCTCGATGCCAACGCCGGCGCGCGCGTGGCGCTCGTGAACGAGGTTGCGCGCTTTCCTATCTCGAGCGGCACGAATCCCACGCCGACCTCGGTTCAAGTAGGCGTGACGATCACCGACACCGATCCGAACGGCAAGAGTCCCAACGACCTCGATATCGGCGAAATCGGCTTCTACGCGGGCAACACGCTATGGGCCGTTTGGTCCCAAGCCAACACGCCGCTTTTCCGCAAGTCCAAGCAATTCGATGTGCCGTTCGCGTACACGTTCGACGTGTCCGAGTTCCCGCGCGATTCCGTCACCGTGCAGGTGACAACGGACGTGCCGGGCATGACCGCGCTCATCAATCAGCACGAGGCCAAGTCCGACCCGCACACGCAGTACGTCGGCAAGCTGCGCGGCATGGGCGAATACGACGCGACTTTCAACTACATGAAAGGCGCGCACATTCTCTACGCGACCGACGGCAAGACGTACCGCTCGCTTGTCGATAACAACCTCGGCGCGGCGCCCGCGAGCAACCCGACAAAATGGGAGCGTTGGGGCCATTCGGTTGCCGAAATGGCGGCTGAGTTCGTGCCCGCGCGTACCGGCATCAATACCGGCTCGGGTGTGATGGGCATTCTGCGAGTCACCAACCCGGACGGCCTCGCCTACGCTGTCACCGGCTCCGCAACCGGCGCAATCAAGATCGCATTGCCGCCGAACTCCGCTTCGCGCGACTCGTTTATCAAGCTGCGCCTCGAGGTGTTCGAACTCGCCTCGCGCCGCTCGATGACGATTCAACTCGCGGGCCACTGCAACACGTCTCTCGCGTGGGATAGCGCGAGCGCGGCCGTGCTCGGCGATCAGGCGGATCGCGGCATGACGGTGCGCTTTGGCAACGATGGCGCCCTGCCCTGTATCTGGATCGGCGAGACGAATACCGCGTGGACGTACCCGCGCGTATTTGCGTCCGAGTTGATGGTTTCGCAAAACGGCGACGGAAGCGACCGCGCATTCTGGTCCTCGGGCTGGACGTGCGGCATCGTGCAGGCACTCGGCACCGTGGGCGTAGCCGTCACGCCCTCGCTCGTGTTCGCGCGAACGGACGTGGCGCGCGTGGAAGGACTCGATGCGATTCTCGCGACCAAGCAAGGCGGCCTCGGCTACGTGCCGGTGCAGCAAGGCGGCGGCATCGCGCAAGGCAACAACAAGCTCTACATGGGTTGGGGGGCGGACGGCTCGGGCCTGAGAGTCACCGTTGACTCGACCGACCTCGGCACAATCGCACTCACCAATAGCCCGGCACTCACCGGCGTGCCGACCGCGCCGACGGGGCCCAAGGGCTCCGAGGACGCGCGCCTTGCCAACACCCAGTTTGTGACCTCGGCGATTCGCGACGCGCAGATCGGCATGATTATCTGGGAGCCGCGCGTCACGCCGCGCGCGGGCTGGATCAAATGCAACGGCGTGCTGCTCTCGCGCACGCAATACGCGGCACTGTGGGCCTCGCTCAATCAGGGCGGGCTCATTTTCCAAGAGTCCGACTGGCAA